GGCGCGTTAAGTTTTTCGGTATATTCTATGGGGATGATCAGAAGTGGTTTTTCGTCTATCCTGACGGAATGGTCGTTTGCACGCTTGATGTGTCTTCAATGGACATGTCTACGCGCAGCGATGCTGTGCAGCACGTTACTGAATGGTTGATGACTCAGTCATCAGGTCTGGTTGGTCCGGCTCAACTGAATGCAATGGCTTTTGCAACTTTCCTCGCTTTTGACATCAATGTTCATATTGGTGGCAATTGTACTGTTCATAAAACAAGAGGGAATAATTCTGGCACTGCGGGAACTACCACAATCAACAACCATTCGTCGTCTTCGATGTTGTGCACAAATGAGACGATGTGCGGTAAAGTTCCGGAAACGGAGCGTTCAGTCAAGTACTTTCCAAAACTGTTGAATCGAATAGTTTTGAAGATTCATGATGTCTATGGGTTCACATTCAAAGATGTCAAGTTTGACACTGATGGGACTTACATTGGCCCAAAGGTGTTTCATGTGTACAAGGACTATGACGAATATGCTCGTGTTGGGGACCCATTGCCATTTCTTGGGCAGGTCCTCGTTCCGTACCGTGATCGATTGTTATTTTTGCCTCAGGACATTACTGGGCTGGTGACATCGCTTGTCTTGCCTGGTGGGGGCAAGAATCCTGGTTCGAACATTTTGGAACGAATCCTCGGTGTTTTCATTACCGGAGGATGGGCTGACGAAGAGGTCAACAAGTTTTTGAGGAAGACGTTTGAAGCTGTCAAGGACTCTACTCGGAGTGGTGAATATGAAGGCATTGATGTGCAGACTGGGGCGGAAGATGCTGCTGAATTGGCTAAGCTGATAGAAGCGAAAATTGGACGCACTAAGTTGCCTGATGATGAAGTCATGTTTGATTTCCATGTTTTGAGTAAAGTGGAGTTCTTTGAGAAGTACATGAATACGTCTCTCACAAGAGCGTCTATGCTGGACGATAAATTAGCACCCGCTGCTAGCTCGAATGAGGAGATGGAACCTGTTTCGAGCCAGACATTGCAATTTCTGAAGCTGGGCCTTAAAAGCTTTAGCTCAGCTGCAGCGACGGTACCCCGATCTTCTGTCGGTCAGGCGAAAGCACAAAACTCCAATGATAAGGAGATTCTCATTGAAAGGTACAAAGCGAGGTTGGCTCAGTACGAGAAGATGAAAAACCGCGCCCTATTCTACGCGGGGCGAGCGAAAGCGAACTACGAGAAGGCACGAAAAGGGGGTCGTGATCCTGACGAAGGTACTTTCGCTGATGAAGAGCGGGAACGTGAGTTTGAGGAAGCAGCAGACGACGAGGCGGATGAGATCAGAGTGAAGCGTTCAATTAAAACAATGATGGCTGGTTTTGTTGAAAAGCTTAAAAGCAAACCCGATGCTGATGAAGTGTCAGATGCGGAAACAGATTTGGAGAAGAATTTGGAAGGTTTGCAGTTTGATGACCGTGATGAGTCGAAGTTTTAGTTGTTTGCGGGGTTTTTAGGTTGTCTGTATGGTCTTGGTGTAGAACTTCGTGGGTCTACGCTGTATGACGTCCAGGTTTAATCTTTCCCTATTCCTCAAACAAAAAAAAAAAAAAAAAAAAAAAAAAAAAAAAAAAAAA